ATCGCCGCATGCGCAACCGGATACATCGCGGCCGACGACCGGCTACCCCGGTGGGCGCGGGGCACGATGACCGTTATCAGCGAAACACTCTCGTTCCCCCAGTGAGTGACTGCGGTGGGGACTGCGGGACCTGTGGGGACTGCCTCGAACGGCTCCCCCTGACGATGGTTGAGCTGATGGCGTTCTCGAGGGACACGGTCCCAACGGTGTACGAGACCGCAGTGAAATGCGCGGGGATGTGGCTGCGGACCTACCCGCAGGGACGAGGGACCCGCCGGCTCGACCGGGCTGGGTGACAACGGGTGGTGTGCGGACACCACCAGACACGGAGGGACACGGAATGTTCGGGAGTAGGACACACAGCAAGGTCGAGAAGTGCTCGGGGGCCGCCGCGAACGAGGCCGGCCGGGGTGGGACCGCGCACGATCACGAGCAGTGCGGGCCGTGGCGGGACACCGCGAACAACAGCCCCGCATTGCGGTCGCCGCGGATCACGCTCGGGGTCAGCACGGACATTGAGCTGTAACTAACCGGTGCCGCTGGCACCAACCGAAGCGATGGAGGTGAGTGGGATGGACTGGCGGCACCGTGCAGCGTGCAGGGGGGAAGATCCCGAATTGTTCTTTCCAATCGGGACGTCGGGTCCTGCGTTGCTGCAGATCACCGAGGCTAAGGCCGTGTGCCGGCGTTGCCCGGTCAACTCGGAGTGCTTGGACTGGGCTCTGACGACAGGGCAGGACGCGGGGATCTCCGGGGGCACCACTCCCGATGAGCGGCGAGCTATGAAGCGGGTATCAGCGTGATCACGCTGACCGACTCTGAGGGTGACTGCTTCTGGTCGAAGGTTGACGATGGTTGAGATCACGGGGATCACGGTGACCGGGAAAGTGTCCGGGAAGACACCGGTTCGGTACGCCTGCGGTGTGGTCGACGTGGACACGATCGAAGTGTCCTACGAGCGGGACCAAACCGGGGCGTGGGTCCACCACCGGTACGGGATCACGGTCAACGGCATGTACCTCGACTCGGATTACACCGGCCCGGTGGACGAGTTGGGTCCGGAGTTCCCGGTGTGGGTGACTGAGTTCGTCGACGCTGCCCGCCCAACCATCGAGCAGGGAGATTCGTCATGATCCAGGCTAGTCGGGTGGAAGTGAAGGGGACGGTGACCGGGGAGGGTCCGGTGGACCTCGGCGACCGGATCGTGTGGATCACCTCGGTCACCGTTACCTACGTCCGCGACCAATCAGGCCAGTGGGTTGCGCTCCCCGACGTCGGGATCGACGTTGCCCCGCTGGCGGACGCCTACATCGGGCACGTGTTCAAAACGAACATGGATGGGCATCCCCCATGGTTAGACGCGTTCATCGACGCGACCCGGACCAAGCTCGGGGAGGAGTCGGCGTGACGATCGAGTCTTGCACCAACGCCAGCGCCGGGATCCTCGTCCACCGGGACGGTCGACTGCTGCTGATCGAACGCCGGCGACCTCCCTACGGGTGGGCTCCACCAGCGGGACATGTCGACGACGGTGAGACCTACGCGCAAGCTGCGCTGCGGGAGCTTCGCGAAGAAGTCGGATTGACCGCGTCGTGCTTGACGGTGATCCACCGCGCCCGGTACGGAAACCGGTGCCGGCGACCCAGGGGGGATCACCACTCCTGGGAAGTGTTCTCCGCCGACACCACTGGTGAGCCGGTCCGCAGCGAAGACGAAACCCGGGCGATGCGATGGGTAACCACCGGGGATCTGGACGAGTTAGTGGCCGTCACTCGTAATCACCTCGCGATGGGTTCCGGTCCGGAGGAGTGGCAGCACCGCCCGGGGTTGGAGCCGGTGTGGTTGGAGATGTTGACGCAGTCCGGGTGGTTGAGTTCATGAGCCGCTGCACCCGACCCTGGTACGCCTACGAGGACAGGGCCCTCGACGCTGGCCAGGCTTTGGCCCCCACGGTGGGTGTCCTCGACGTACTCGCCACCAGCGCGGTCACCGCGTACCAGTGCCGGAGGTGCCGGTACCCCGACGGGCGAAAAGCGTGGCACTGGGAACGCCGGCCGTGATCTACCACTGATGCTTCGCCCCGGACCCCCACCACCCAACGGGCTGTAACGAACCCGGGCCGTCCGGCGATATAGGGGGTGTAGGTCAGCGGAGACCTACCTGACACGGAGGACAGCACAGTGAGCACCACGACCGTCGAGGCCAGCGAGACCACCGGGAACCTCTTCTACTCCCTCGGTGTGAACCTCGCGATCCTGGTCGCGAAAACAGTCCTCGGGGTCATCACCGGTAGCGCGGCGATGCTCGCCGAAGCAACCCACTCCCTCGTCGATTCCCTGACCGCACCGATCCTGCTCGCTGGGGTGTGGCACTCGAAGTGGTGGACGAAGGCCCGGTTCTTTTGGGGCTTGGTCGCCGCGGTCAACATTTTCGTCACCGGTGGATTGTTCGCCGCGTATGCGGGTCTCCGTTCGATCATGAACCCGGAGATCGCGGGGGCGTCGATGTGGGTCACCCTCGCGGTCCTCACCGGGTCCGCGGTGTTGGAGTCGACGTCGCTGCTCCGCGCGGCCCGGACCCTTGACCGGGAACGGGACGGTGTCCCGTGGCTGCGGTTCCTGCGGACCACGACGGACACGGCCATGAAAACCCAGGCCGTGGAGGACGCAGCGGACGTCACCGGTCTGGTGTTGGCGATCGTTGGAACTGTCCTGCAGATGGTGACCGGGTCGGCGGTGTGGACGGGTATCGCGGCGGTGTTGATCGCGGTCCTGCTGACGGGTATGGCGTACGAGGTGGGTGCCCAGAACCTGCGGCTACTGAAATGAGAGGGGAGGGATTGTGGATCGAGTGTTAGACGCGGTCACTGCGCTACTCGCGGTCGCGACGGCGGGGCTGTATCTGGCGGCGGTGTAGTCGCTGGTAGTGGGTTGACCGAAGGAGGATCGGGTGTGTTGCGGCTGCTGGCAGGAATACCTAGATGAGGGTGGTGTCCGCGTACCGGTCACCGACCGGATCCGTGCGGCGGTCGACACTGTCCGTGGCCTCTACGCCGAGCACTTCACCGGCGGTGCGATGCACATCACGGTCGACGACTGGAACCTAAACGACGCGTCCATCGTGCACTGCAGGCCTGCGGCGTTGGCTGGTACTGCCACGGAACGGGCCTGCTATGAGGTCCTGGCCGGGTTGACCGAAGCGGAGCGGCACACGGTCATGGCGCTGCACGACGAGTGCATACCTGCGATGTGAGGGGAGGTGAGCGGTATGTGGGACCCGGATATGTACGCCCAGGCGGCGATCGACAACGCAGCGAAGGACGACACGGTCCGCGCGACGATGTACGGCCAGCTTGCGTTGGCAGCGGCGATCGAGCGGCTAGCGAAAGCAGTCGAAACGAGCCAGAGGTAGAGTGGTGGTGCCCGAGCTGCTCCGGTGGCCGGGCCCCTAATCGAATAAGTGGCGGGGCCCGGTCAACCGTTGGATACGGTGACCGGGCCCCTTTCTTTAGGGGGGATCCGGGGGGTCAGGCCACGACCGAACCTGCCGGGACCAGCTTAGCGCCGGCGGGCGCGGTGACTTGAGTTCTGATGAACATGGCCACCACCGCCGCGACGAAAGACATGATCACCGACTGGTTGTCGGGGGACAAGTACAGACCGAACGCGAGACCCACCGCGAGGAGCGCCTGCGCTAGCCCGAGGATCAGGGGGGCGAGCTGGTCGGACTTCACGGAGATCGCGGTGACGAGTCCCGCGACAGCGATCGCGACCGCGTTCAGGGTGCCCTGCTGGGTGATGGTGAGGTGGAACACGAACGCGGACACCATCTGCACCGCCGCAGCGAACAGCCCGAGGATCAGGGCCGGTTCCCGTCTGGGGTCCATCATTCCCCTTCCTTGCGACCGAAGATCGCTTTGATCAGTTTCAGTTCTAGGAACCACTTGATCAGTTTCATGGGCGGTCCTCCTGGTGCGGTGCGGTTTGACGACAGCAACGACGGTCGCGGCCAGCAGGACCGTGACAGCGGTATAACGAGCACCCGCCACGGCCCGGCCCGTGAGGTGGAGTTCCCAGGTGACGCCGGCCAGCGCCACAATCAGTGCGGTGAGCGCGAGCTTCGCGCGGACCCACCCGAACCGCAGTAGCCCCGGGGTGATCACCAGGCCGGTGATGACCGCGACGCCGGCGGCCGGGGCCATCACCACCACGATCCGTGGACCGATGGTGGGAGTGAGGGCGGTTGCGGTGAGCAACCCGAGCCATACCCCAGAGGTGGCGACGTGGACAGCGAGGACCGTGAGGCGGGTACGGCGTCGATGCGCCATCAGGCCCCCCTGGTGTGGGAGTAGCCCCCGACCGTGTCCCGTGACCTACCCCGGCAGGGGAGAGGCCCCGGAACCAACCGGGGGCTACTGACGGTAGCGGACTGGTTACAGGTGCTTAGCGGTCCTCCACCGGTTAATCGCTACGGCGGCTTTCGCGTTGGCGCCGACGTGGGTGTCGGTGGGCCACGACCCGAGGTCCTTCACGAGTTGCACATCGACCGGGTCAGGGGTCGGGGTGGGCGCTGGTGTGGGTCCGGGTGGTGTGGGTGTGGGCGCTGGTGGCGGTGGGGTAGGTGCCTGCGGGAACGGCTTCCCCGTCAGCGCGGTGTAGGCCGCAGCGAGGGATTGCATGTTCACACCGGCCATGAACTGCCGTGACCCCAAATGCCACGGGAAGATCACCACGTAGCGTTCTTGGACCTGGTTACTCATGAACGTGTCGGTGGAGTTGATGGGCATCTGCCAGGTGACGAGCCCGGTCCGGTCGGTGATGGTGCCGGGGGCGTCGGTGTACCGCCCAGCCGCGAGGATCGCGTGCCCGCCCCACTGCCCGGATCCGGGGACGTAGTCCCACAAGCCGATATCAGTTTGGTGTTGCTGCGCGACGTCGAGGTCAGCACCCCACAGGGTGCCCCCGAACAGTGCGCCAGCGGCCCATACCTCGGTGGGGTCGGTGGAGTCGACTGACGCGAACGCGAGGGGGAAGTTCCCCCCGATACCGCCCTTGATCGCCGCGGACAGCATCACGGTCATATCGACACCGTTGTCACCGGCTCCGGTGACGGGGTTGAAGTCGGGGTTACCGGACCGACGGTAGAGGTCGATGATGTCGTCGTCGGTGACCTTGATGGGTGCGTCCGCGAGCCACGACGACACCAGCAGCAGCAGGTTCGCGAACGACGTCGGCCCACAGGTCCCGAACTGGTCGTTACGACCCAGCAGCCACCCACCCCCAGTGGTGATCTTCTGGAAGTAGTCCACCGACGCGGGGTGCGACGGCATGACCCCGGTGAGGAAGTCCCCCAGTTTCAGGACGTCACGGTCCCGGGCCTTCGGTTTCCACCCGAGCCGCCGGGTGGGGTGGATCTCCCGCTCAACATGGCGTGTGTCGGTCACGTGATGCCCTTCCGTTTGCCGGTCATTTGACAGTCATATGACGCGCTCGTGGGTCAGTTCTGCACCTCCGGTGTGACCGAACCACGCGCTCGGGTCGCGTATCGAACGATCAACGCGATGTCCCCAGTGGGGAGCTCCCAGTTCTGGGTGACGAACCCGTCGACGAACTGACCACCCGTTTTCGCGGTCGGGTCGTACCGGGTCACGTAGTGGTGCCCCGACGGCGCTGACCAGGCCTCCTGAATGAACCCGCCACGTAACCCGAACGTCAGGTGCTGCAGGACCCGCCCTGGCCATCCACCCGCCGGGCCGGGGGACGTGATGGTGTCCTCCACGGCCGGCCACGTGCCGTCCGGGGACGCGTCATCCGCAGCACCGGTGGGTGTGGTGGTGGGGTCGAGCCGGTAGGTCATGGTCGATTCCTTCCGTCTTCTGGTGGATCCGTTGAGACCGGACAGCAGCGCGACGAGCTCGTCGCGGGTACCGGGGTAGGCGTCGACGTCGATACTCATCCCGGCGACGGTGCCCTTGTTGGTGAACTGCAGCACTTGCACCGGGCGGTGCCCGTAGTCCGCCCAGTACAACGGGGGGACTGCACCGATCAGCGCGGACGCGAACCCTGACCCGGTGACGTACGACGACGCCCACAACCCCGGGAGGCCACTCAAATCAGGGGACCCCATCCGCTGCCAGTACCAGTGGGGTAGGTACACCAGAGGCACCTGCGCACCGAACGACCGGGCTGCGGTGAGGAACGACCGGATCCCGGGGACGGACAGGGTGTCCCCGTTCGCGAGGGGGTATTCCGCGTCGAGCATCCCCGGGACCCCGCCCGCGCTGAGCTGCGCAGCGAACGTCCGGGCTTGCGCGACCTCGTTCCCCGGTTCTAGGTAGTGGTAGCCCATGGCCAGCAGCCCGCACGCTTTCGCCCGCCGCAGCCAGTCCTGGGAGTTGTAGACGGTGGTCCCCTGGGACACTTTCGCGGCCAGGAAATCGAACCCCTCCCGGGCGACCTCCTCAATGTTCAGGCCGGCTTGGAACTGGGGGTGAACATCCACACCGAAAATCATGTGCACTTCCCCGTGGGTAGCGGGTTATCCGCCCGGGTCTTCTTCGCGGTGATGATCGTCTGCTGGCTCTTCAACGCGGTTTGGTCGGACTGTTGGAGCTGGTCGAGGTAACCCCTGGTCGCGGTGATCCGGTCTTGGACGGTGGAGTCTGGGTTCAGGCTCGCGTTGAGCAACGCGATCTGCTGCTGAATCTGTCCCCGGAACTGGCCGAGTTGGATGACTTGCTGATCGTCGGCGGCGTCACGGGTCGTGCGGGACGCTGCGGACGCACTGATGATCGCGTCGCTCTGCGCTGCCTGACAGCGGGCGATGCCACGGACACCGTAACCGAGCAAGATCACCCCACCGAGGACCAGGACGATCGCGAGGCTGAGGGCGGTGAGGACCGCCCACCGGCGTTCTCCACCAGCGAGCCGATCATTGAACGTCCCGACCGTCCGGTCGAGCGCGTCCATCGACTCGTGGAGTTTCCGGGCGTCGCCGACGGTCATCAGAGCGGTGTCGGATAGGGGTGGTGGGAGGATGTAACCGGGTGTGAGGCCGGGGTCTGGGGCGTCGGTCACGGGTTCGGGCCTTCCTCGGTGGGGTGTGCGTCTGTGAACCGTACGAGCCGTTCGTCGAACGCCCGCAGTGTGATCGTCAGGTCGGCGAGTTGTTCCCGGGTTGCTGCGATCTCCTCCAGCAACGTCCGGGAAGCCGGCCGGGGTCGTGGAGGGAACAACCGGGTCAGCCAACGGGTTACGGTGTTCATCAGTTCTCCCGGGTGTGGGGGTCGGGGTAATTCCGGGCGCTGTATTCCCCGAGTTGCCGGTGCGCGATGTCGAGGTCGGTAGCGAGTTGCGCGCACCGGGTGGCGAGCCGGGCGTTCTCCCCATGAGCGATGTCGAGTTGCCGCGCGAAGTCCCGCTGCGACTCGATCGCTTCCCGCTGTAACCGGTCCACGGTCGTTTGGATCGTTTCGGTCAGCTTCCGGTACCGCTCACTGTCCTCGACGAGGTTCTTGATGAGAGTCTCCGTCGCAGCGGAGTAGTTCACCGCTGCGGTTGAGGTGTTCACGTCGGACTCGGTGTCAGTTTTCCGGAGATCCGTGCGACGCCGGAACAGGAAAACCACGAGCTGGACCGCGCCACCACCCAAGACCAGGGCGAGTACCTGAATGATCGTGCTGGTCGTGGCGCTATTCACTGTCCGGCGCTTCCCGGACTAATCGCCGGATCTTGATGAGGAACCCGATGCCGGCCCCGATCGCGATGAGACCAGCGATGAGGCCTTGCGCACCGAGCCCGAGGATGGCCCCGGACCCGTAGATCCCCAACCCCAGGGTGACGAACGTGAGCCCGATCGGTTCGAGCGCGGGGTCGTTGCGGAGGATCCCCGTGAGCACGATCGCCCCACCGATGAGCATCGCGGTGCCGAGGACCCGGACCAGGAGCGACCCCCCGAAGTTCTCGAACGCTTTGCTGGCGTGGGACCCCATCACGACCGCGATGAACCCGGCGGGGATCAGGGTAACGGGCAGGGTCGTCGCGGTGGGGTTCGTGACCACCGATGCCCATACCCGGCGGGCCGGGTTGACCAGCGCCGAGAACAACCGTTGGACCGGCCCGGTCCTACCTGGGTTCGTCATGGACGGAGCCAGGCTAGGGCGATGTGGTTGATCCCACCGAACCCGGTGTCCAACGTGATCGAGGACCCCGCGTTCTGCCACAGGCCGACGCAGATCGACGTGTTCGCGAACAACCGGACCTCGGTGGAGCACATCACCGCGGCCGGGGCGGATCCGACGTTGGGTAACGCGAGCTCCGCGATCCGGTTCCCGACGACGAACGTGGTCCCGGTCTGGATGTAGATGTGGCGTTCCCCGCTGCCAGCGTTGCCGAGGTACCGGGACCCTGCGGACACCCGCCACAGGCCACCACGGTTGAGGAGAAAGTCGGTGTTGTTCGTCCCGGACGCGGTGACGTCCGCGCACGAGGTGTTGGTGGCCTCGAACTTCATTTTCGTGTCCGTAGATGTGGTCACCGACTGCCCCGACGCCCGCTGCTCATACCGGGCCTCGTGGAGCGTGGTCCCGGTCGCACAGAACGCGATCCACGCCCCCGACTCGTATTTGTAGAGCATGTCGTCGGTGGTGTTGAAAACGATTTGCCCTTGGAACGGGGCGATGATGTCGCTGGTGAAGTCGACGACGGGGATGCTGCTGGTGTTCAGTTGGGACGCGTCGAGGGGCCCGTTCGCGAACTGAGCGGTCAACGTCACAAGGGTCTCCCGGGGGTCATGGGCCGATGTAGAGGGTCGGGTCGCCCAGGACCCCGAACACTGGGTCGCCGAGGATGAACATCCCCGACGGGCCGGTGGGCCGGACAGTGAGCGTGTCGACCAACCCGGAACTCGCGGAGACGTGGCGGGACAGTTTCGTGATCGACGCCCTGATCGACCCGTGCCCGTCGGGGTCTTCTAGCTGCAGGACGTCACCCACTGATCGGGCCGGGTTCCCGATGGCGGTGAACTGGTCGATGACGGGGGTGGGGTAGGCGAGTTGCGCGAGGAGCCGGATCGCGACGGGTCGCATCGACGACAGGAGCTGCCGCCACGGGGACGACGCGACGGGTAAGGTCCGGGGCCCGTAGGTGGTGACCGACCCTTGCCGACCGTTGTACTCAACCGCGGTGGGGGTCAGGGTGATCAAATACCCGGCGACGCGGAGCGCGGGTTGACCCCCGGTGGTCGCGAACCTCGCCCGGTGGGGGGTGTTGTTCCGGACCGTCAGCGACCCAGCGCGGTCACCGGTCATCGCGAACAGGACCTCCAAGTCCCCGTCTGCGGTGGTGATCTCAACGGTGGGGTTACCGGGTGGTGCTTGGACCGCGACGAACCCCCACGTGATGGCAGCGGTCCACAAGGCGTCCGAGACTTGAGGAAGGTTCTGGGTGGTCGTCCCGATCGCCCCATACGGCAGGGTCACGTTATAGACCGACACACCGGTGGGGGTGTCGAACTGGGTCGCGCCGTCGGCCTCGAACACGATGTTGTTGAAGACGAGGAACCCGGCTGTCGTTTCGGTGGTGACGACGTTACGGACACTGTCCGCTGACGTTTCGGTGACCAAATCGACGAGGGACCGGTCAGCGGTGAGGGTCTCATCCACGGTGCCGGTGTTGGCGCTGGTGGTGTCCCGGGACGTGAAGTAGAACCGACCCGTTTCGTCGAACCCCACGAGCCCGTACTCCGCGCTGACAACGTCAGTGATCGTGGACCACGAGTCCGCGTTGGTGATGTCGGGGAGGTGAGTCATGTTGTTCAGACCAATGTCGAGGTCAGCCTGATTGAGTGGGGTTTCCCCGGGCCACGCCCCGGTAAGACCCGGGTCGGCTGGGTCGTACCAGACCTGAAAATCGGACCAGGACAGGTTCGTCCACGCGGTGCACTGCAGGAACGGGGACACCGGGGACGTGATCACGGGGGTGGTGATTGTGCCGCTGGTCGTGACCCCACCGATCCGGAACCTGATCGTGGTGGTGCCGTTCGAGTTGTGCACGAAATGCAAACCCACGTACTGCCATTGCGTGGTCGTTGTGACGGGTTGAGTGAACCCATCCTCGATGGTGTTGTGCCGGATTACACCGGTAATGGACCCGTCGGAGTTGATGGCCAGCACATACTCGAACACGGTGACATCCGCGACGGGGATGAGCTCGAACACGTCCCACCCACCGGCGGTGACCCCCATATCGTTGCCGACTTTCAACCACGCGGACATCCCGATCCCGTTCCCCGCAGTCGGGATGAACGGTTGCGCAGCGAAGAACTCCTGATAGGCACCGTTGTTGTCCCACATGCCACCCAAGGCGAGGAGGTCGAACGGGCCAGGGACGAACGCAGTGTCCGCAGCGATGACAGCGGCGACACCGCGGGGGACAGCGGAGCGACCGGCTTCGGCGGCGAGCCACCCGTGGGCGGTGCACGAGATTTGCGCTTTCGGATGCGGTGCGACGGAGGCGTAGATCCCGTTCTTCCGCAGGACGTAGTCGATGACGGCTTGGGAGTTGATGAAGAACTTGTGGTTACTGGCTAGGTAGTCGTCCCGGTTCATCGCGTGCGCCGGCAGGGTGATCGGGGCCCGCAGCAAATCGGCTGGGTCGAGGAGGACCAGTTCCACCGTCCGGGCGGCGCTGTCTGGTTTCACTGACCGGATATGCCCGAGGAGCTGTTGGATGTACTGCCGCCCCGTCGAGGTTTGCAACCCGATCCACAGGAACGCGGGGGTGGTGATGACGGTGGTCCGGAAGAACGGGGAGTCGGTGCGGTAGGGCGCGAACAGTTCCATCACGTCCCACCCGTTGACTTGCCCCTCAAGGACCACGGTGACCTGCGCGATGGTGGAGCCCTCCACCAACGACACCTCGTCGGGCAGGTCACCCGTCGCGGCACGTTCGATGGTCACTTCCGACACGGCGGGGGTGAGGTCGGCGTACGGGGATTGGTACCCGTCACGGTCCCAGTCAGCCGCGAGGGACGTCAGCGGGGACCGGCGCGCGGCAGCGACCGCAGCACTGAACGGGTCCGTTGGGACCGATCCGGGGGGCTGGTCGGTGACGGTGACGTCGACCCACCAGTTCGTTCCGGCCCCGTCGACGGTGGGGAACGTCAGACCCCCGGTGGGGGTCGCGGTCGCGCCTTGCGTGGTCCCGATCGAGTTGATCCGCGCGGGTGCGTAGAGGGCACCGTTGACGACGCCCCGGGTTGATCCGACCGGCCACCGCCGCCGGCGGTACAGGTCGAACCGGACCCGCGCGGCCGACCGGCGGGACTGAGCGGTGACCGCCAGCATCCGCCGGCGAGCCGACTGCAGGAACTGAGCCACCTAGTTATCGTCCTTATCTACGGTAGTTGAACAACGGCTAGGAATAGACAATCCGTCCAATCGTTACTCCCCGTTTGGTCGATAGATCCGTTATAAATGTCAGACGAGAACGAGCCTGTACGATCTAGAATATCTACGGTAGATCCGCTGATGCTCGAAAAGATCTGTTGGACCATAACCACCTTGGCACCTGCGGTCCCTGGATTAAATCCTAAACTTACGGTACCTAATCCATTGCTACCTACGAATAGTACGGACACATGGTCAGCCATGACCTTCTCCTTATCTGTTAGCCGATCTCTTGCCAGTAGATGACACCGTTTGCGGTGATCGAGTCCGCGGGGGTCGTAGCGAGCTCCACCGTCATCCGGACCCCGGCGGGGATCACAGGTATTAGTTCCTCAGTGGGCGGAACCCACAAGAACGGGGACCGCTCGTACCAGACGTCGGCGTCGAACGTCAGGATCGTCCCGACGCTGGCCTTGGTGGTGTTGTTCGATTCCACGGCAGCGGTCCCGGCGGTCTCACCCCGGAGGTTCACCACCGTCACGGAGGGGGTTCCACCCGACCCGGACGTGGTTTGTCCACGCTTAAACAGGATCGACAGGTTCTCCTCCTGCGCGTCGCCGACCTCCGTGGTTTGGGTCAGCTTCACCATCAGCAACCGGACCGCTTTCAACGCTGGCGCGGTCAGTTCAAACAAGTCCTGCTGCGCGGTGATCGCGATCCCGTTGAACTGGGCACTGTTGATGCTCACAAGCTCTCCTCACCAGTAGTTGGCTGTGCTGCACGCCCCGGACGGGGTCCAGTAGCACGCCCGGTAGATCTGTCCCGTGGTCAACAGGACCGGCGCGGGCAGTGGCGCGACCTGCCACCCCAGGCCCTTCACCTTGATCACCACATCGGTCCCAGGGACCGGGACCCCGACACTCGGGGAACTCACCGCGAACACCCTGCCCCGGAGCGGGCCGACCATGTCCCACGCCCCGCGCCACACCCGCAGCTCGGTGAGCCACCACGTCCCCGACGTCACCTCGAACTCCGTCGCCAACGTTTTCTGCGCCGCGCTGCTCGCGAACCCCGTCGGCCCGTTGGTGTCCGGCCACAACCGGAGGGTCGTCACGGCTGCACCTGCCGTGGTGGTTGGCCCTCCTGCGTGAGGGAGGGAGCACGGAGGTAATCCCCCCTGTGATCACGAACATCCGGAAATGTCGTGATCACGAAGAGGAGTGCTGCGTTCGGTCGGTCACCGTCAGCGCACCCCGCGCTGGTCGTTACGTCAGCGCCGGGCCGGGGGTTAGGGGCAGAGCACGGTCGCAGTGGGTGCCCCAGCTTGTCGCGCGTAGCTCTTTGACCAAGGGGTGAGCCGGGTCCGTCCTCATTCACCTGGCTACGCGCACGGGTACGCCGTCCCTCTGACGGACAGCACACCGCTGTGAACGGTGGGACACCATTTCGCGGGCCCCGTGACTGATGTCGGTGTCGCGGGCGCCCAGACGTTGCCGTAGTCTGGTCACGTGCTTCTTGGTCGATGCACATAGTAGTGGCCCCCGGTGTAGCCGTAGTCCCGGGGGCATTACTTTGTGTTTTTTCAGACCTCACGGAGCGTCACCCCCGTGTCCTGGTTAGCCAGACCCGGGTAGGACGTGGTGCGGGCGGTAGGTAGCACCTGCGGACAGCCGACACCGGGGACCCAGTCAGTGTTCGATGGGTGCCACAACGCCGGGCCCACACTCACGGTCCGCCCGGACCCGGACGCGGCGGCCACGATCAACGCTGCCGCGACCTGCCCAGCCGAGGGTGTGAACGTCACCGAGTACGGCGCCCAGATCCCCAGGGCCGTCGACGTGGCCAGCGCGGTACCAGCAGTCGCGCCGGTGACGTCATAGAACTGCGCCCCGACCTGGGCGGTGCCGGCGCCTTGGAGCCACACCGTCGCGGTGATCTGCTCCCCCGGGATCAGGGGGAGCAGGGTCGTCCCGTCGAGGACCAGGGTCGCGGCCGTCGCGGCTGGCACCGACCAGGCGACACCACCGTCAACGAGTCCCGCGAACGGGGACGGGTAGTCGGTGACCGACACGAACCCAACCGACCCGGACCCCGCGAGGGGGATGTGTGCGGGGACGTCGCGGGAGTAGGAGCCAGCGGCGGCGGCGTCTCTCGAGAGCCGGTTGCCGGCGCGGGTGTCGACCAGCCGTAGCGGTGCGGTAGTCAACCCGGAGAACCACGCGGCGACCGCAGCGGTGTCAGCGTGGGTGAGGCACACCCAGTCGAGTTGCCACGTCCGTTTCAGGCCGAACACGTCCAACGTCGCGCCACCCGACAGGGAGGTGAGGAGGACCCCGATCAGTTCTTCGCTGGCCGCGCTGGACCCATCCACGGGCAGCAGGGGGAGCTCCTGCAGGTACCCGAGCGGCCCGAGCCAGAAGTAGGACAGGTCCGCGTCGGTGAGCGGGGTCGACATCAGGAGCGCCTCGCTAGGTTCCGGTTGCCGCGGTTGACGACCATCGTGAGGTCCGCGCCTTTCGCGACGAGCTGCGCGGCGTTGATCGCGTCAGCGAACGCCCCCGACAACCCAGCCAGGTCGATGCCCTGGTTCCCGGACCCGATCGCCGCGTTGGTCGCGCCGGCGAACACTGACTGGGGGGTCCCCCCAGGACCCAGGTTGATCTGCCCGGAGCTGGTGACCGCCGCGGCTAGTTTCGCGGCTGCGTAGACAGCGGCGGGGGTGATCGCCTTCAACCCTTGGATGATGCCCTGACCAATGTTCTGCCCGAACCACGCGAACACCGTCGACGGGGAATGGATCCCGACCGCCGCAGCGAACCCGGCCGCGATTTCCGACCCGAGGTTCGCGATGTAGTTCAGGACCCCTTGAGCGGCGGCTTGGAGCCCGGAAATTATCCCGTTGATCAGGTTGACGCCGGCGTTGTAAAGCCACGACCCAGCGCCAGCGAATATCCCGATGATCTGCCCGGGTAGCCCAGCTAGGAATGAGACCGCAGCGTTCGCGCCGGACACGCACGCGTTGATGAACGCGTTGAAGGCGACGACAGCAGCGTTGCCGAGGATCCCGGGTAGCGCGGACAAGAACCCCGCGACCGCCCCTGGTATCGAGGCGATGAAGTTCAGGGTCCCCGTGATGATCGACGTGGCGATGTTGAAGAACCCGTTCCACGCGCTGGTCGCGACCTGCGCGATCAGCGGCCCCAGCGACGCGAGCGCAGAGACCGCCCGACCAGGCAGGGACAGCAGAAAGTTCTCCGCAGTGTCGATCGCGGCCGGCAGGGTGGAGAACAAGAAGTTCCACGCCGCTTGGGCCCCGATGAACACTTCCCCACCGAGGAACCCCAACGCGAACGCAATGTCCTGCGGCAGGTTCAGGATCAGACCAGTGACTTTGTCGATCGCGGCGGGAAGCGTGGAGAACAGAAAATTCCACGCGGCTTTCGCGGCGGTCGCGATGATCCCACCCAGCGCTGCCAGGGCCTTACCTATTTCCGGGCCCAGGTTCGTGAAGAACCCGATGATCGCTTTGATTGCCGCCCCGATCCCGGACAGGGCGCTTTGCACGATGTCCCGGAACTTTTGGAAATGGGTGTAGGCGTATATCACCCCAGCGACTAACGCCGCGATCGCGATGATCACGACACCGATGGGATTGAACTCCAACTCGAACATCAGGACCTGCCACGCCACGCTGACCAATTTGATTGCCGGCGCGAACAACCCGAACACGGTCGTCGCGACCCGTGTCGCTGCCCCAACCACACCAAGAACGACCGCGACGGTCCCGAGGACAGTCGCTAGCGGCCCGAGGATCGGTCCGAGGAACTGCAGGGCCCCCACGATGATCTGCAGCAGCGGGGTAACGACCTTCAACGCACCTGCCAGTGAGGTACCGATCCCGGAAATGACCGACCCGAGCAGTGGCAGCAACGGACTCAGGGCACCCACCGCCCGGATGAACGCATCCGCGAAAGAGGTCACCCCGGGGATCGCGTTCTTAATCCCGGTGACCAGATCGTTGAGTAGCTGAGCGATGATCGGTGCAGCGACCGTCCCGATGCTCTGCAGCACCGGCCCCAGAGCACCGATGACCTGAATCAACCCACCAACCACGGGGAGCAGGGCCTTGATCGCGGCCTGGGTGCCAGCGAAGAACGCGGTGAGGGCTTGCTGTCCGGCAACGGAGTTGACGACGTTCTTCATCTCCGTGGTCACCGACACCAGCGAGTTCAGGAACCCACCCGTCGCGGACTGCGCGGCGTGGAACACCCCGGCCAGGGTCGACCCGATGTTGAGGAACACCTGCCCGAACTGCTTCGCGGCGGTGATCCCGTTCTGCAGGAACGTCGCTAGCTGCCCCGACGCCCGAGCGTCTTCGATGAACCCCGCGAATTTCGCGGCTAGGTTCGCGATCTCGGTACCCATTTTCGGGACCAGTGAAGAACCGACCACGAAAATGTCGGAGAACGCTTGGGTCAGGGGCAGCAGCGCCCCCGTCGCTGACGACACCCCTTTCGACAGGTTCCCGAACGCCCCAGTGAGGTCTTTCACTTCCCCGGCGCTGGTCAGGAATTGACCGATGAACTTAAACGACGAGTTGAATGCCGACGCGACTTGATCCATGTTCGACCGCAGGATGGGGAGGTATGTGCTCCCGATCTTTTGGATAGACGTCGACAGGCCATCGAATAGGCGTTGCTGTACATCGAGTTTCAGTGCTGTGAAGGCTGGTTGCATTCCCGCGATCGCTTTAGCGGCGGCTTGTGCGGCGGGGGCCAGGGATTGAAGATCGGTCGCGAACTTCGCGGGGTTACCAGCGTCTTTCAGTGCCTGACCGAACCCGGAGAACCCGACTTTCAACGTCGCCAGGGCGAGACCTGCCGCACCGATCGCTGCTGGTAGGGCGACAGCTAACCCAGATAACTGACCGATCGACCCGATCAGACCGACGACACCCTCGATCAATCCACCGATCGCGGCGTGCGCGGCCAAGGCCCCGACCCCGGCCGCGATCAACCCCCCACCAATTTTCGTTAAATTGGTGAGAAGACCAGTGATGTTGACTGCTTTGAACGCGGCGTCGATTTTCTTAGCGACGGTTTCCCCGTCACCACCAAGACCGAGAAGCGCGGACCGCAGCCGGCTAACGACGCTAGTGTTGCCGTCGGTGTTCGTGGTCAAGGTTTTGAACGAATTGGACAGTTTGTCCGTCAGGGTCACCGCCGCAGCACGGGCCGACGCGAGTTTCGTTTCCGCGCCTTCCAACGCCGTAGCCGCGGCGGTCTGCGCCCGCTTCGCTGATTCGAGACGTTCCTCCGCTGCAGCCAACCGGCCAGCGGAGACGTTCTCCTTGTCCCGCAAGTCGGATAGCGCGGCCTCAGCAACCCGAACCCGACCCGCTGCGTTCGCTTCCGCGTCCCGGGCCTTAACGACCCGCGCGGACGACGTCTCGATGTCCTTCGCGAGCTTGTCCGACACATCGGACTTACCGGCGCCGGCGTCCGCACCAGCCGCGAACGCCTGTCCGAACCGGCGACCCGCAGCCGCAGCGTCAGCTTCCCCCGCGCGGGTATCGGCGGTGATCCGGACCGATGCCTCGTCAAGGATCCGGGCCATCAGACGTCAGCGCCCATCGTGGCCATAAACCGCTGCGTCGCCGCGATCTGATCAGGGGCCAAACCCCACGTCGCCCTATCCGGTCGGCCACCATCCGTGACCGGGCCCCGAGCCCGTGTCGCGGTGGCCCGAGCTATCGCAGCAGCCCGATCTAACCCGGACCGCCACTTACCCAGAGCCTCACCGGGGGTGTCGACCACGATCACCGTGAGGACGTCGAGGACGTCAGACACTGGGGTCTGTCCGTCGACCCCAGCCAGGAACAACCGGCCACGCATGTACGCCCCCAGGACCCGATCCGAGGTCAACCCCGCTAGGGCGCTGACCTCGTAGTAGGGCGGTTCGCTGCGGCCTCCAGCAGGTCCGCCATGAGCTCGACGATCTGCTCGGGTTCGACGGTGATGTCGTCGTCGACTTCCATGAGGTGCACCCACCGCCGGCGTGACGAGCCAGCGTCGAACGACTCGAACCCGGCGAGGACCTCGACGGGGGTGTGGTCCCCGTTGGGGGCGGTGAAATGCCCGTCGACGACCTTCGGTCGCCACTTCTCGGGGGTGCCGTCGGTGTTGTCCAGTGACCGGCCGATGAGCCGGTCAACGACCCGGATAGCGGCTTGGGACAGGACGTCGTTGTCGGCTTTTCCGCCCATGAGGGGGATCAAGCCGCGGACGTCTTGCCATCCCATGGTGGGGTGCGCGGTGAACTCGTGGCGTTCCTCGACCCCGTCGCGGATGAAGACCATCGCGAAAGGGATCTCGGGGGGTGGTTCACCGCGGGTCTTCGGGGCGTATTCCTTCAACGTCACCCCGGGAGGATCACGTTCGGTGACTAGTGGGCGCACCTCACGCGATCACGTGATTTGCCTTAGCCTGCCCGACCATGAGCGACGTCGTTGACTACGAACGAACAGACCGGCCATGGACAGCGCAACCACCACCAGTGCACGTACCCGGTGCCGTGTCGGTGCATGACCTGGTGATCGCTGATGTGACCGGTCGGAAGAACTTCGGTTTCCGCAAGCATGGGACGCTCCTGCAGGTCGACAACGGCCGGGATTCTCTGCAGGACACGTACGAGGAGATCCTCGACGCGGCCTGTTACCTGCGCCAGGAGATCGAACGACGGAAACGGCGGGCCCCCACTGATCAGGTGGGAGACCCGCCGTTGTGCACGGTGTCCGACTCGACAGCTCACCGCCGGTCGGAGTGCTGAGGTTTTCAGGGGTTCCCCATGTATTTCCCTCAGGCTTCGGGAGTGATCAACCCCCTTCGGGCTGGCCGTGCGGCCCGACATGAGGTGTATCGCCGGGGGACTAACCAGCGTTACGGAAGGATCTGGTCCATGCGCTATAGCCGTAGCCCCGCTGATGGGCACGCGATCACTCTGGATGACCTAGCAGATTTCGTTGCGGAGATGATCGGTTACCGACACCTGGCGGGGGACACGGTGATCCGCGCGGCGGGGGTGTTGGAGTTCGACCTGCGCGACGGGCCTCGGGTCGCCCGGATCACCGCCGACACCGGGAACGCCACCGCGACGGCTGAGCAACCCGACCGGCAACCAGCCCAGTAACAAGCAGTGGGCCCCCCACCGACCGAAGCCGACGAGGGGCCCACTGCAATCCCCCGGGTCAGTGAGCAACGACGGGGCCACCGGACACAGTCGACGGTGGGGGTGCCTCCACCACGGACGTCGACGAGCTCGAAGAACTCGACCCGGGTGACTCCGCGACCGGGGACGCCGGCGCGGGAGTCTCGGGGGCCACCGGAACTGGGGTGGGTGCCGGGGTGGGGCAAGTAGTAGCCGCGGGGGTGCCGGGTGGGCACGGTGGGCACACCGGCGTCACGGGAGTCTCATGCCGGTGACCGCAACCCTGGGTACCCACCAGCCGGCGGTTGCCCTCCGGGTCGACGATGACGTGGAGACACAGCACCGGGTCAACCTTGACCAGCGCGTGGATCCGGTCACCCCGGTCGGTTTGGACACCGTCGCGGTACCCGCGGTCGGTGCACACGTCGACGGCGGGGTTCTGGGTGCCACCGGGTCCGTACTGCCCGCAGTTCCCGAGGAGCGGGTCGGCGGATGCGGCGCCGGGGAGGACACCGGCCATGGCGATCGCGAGGCCACCAGCGGCGGCGGTTCCTGCGGCTACCTGCCTGAGCGTGACGCGTGGTGCGGAATGCCGTCCCACAGGTTTGGTCCTTTCGCCTGTCCCAGCCAGGGGGCGGCCGGTCTCGGCGACTCAACGCAAGTGATCAACATGTGGTTACGGTGTGATACGCCGAACGGTCACTCAGTCACGGTCAGTGGCGGCCGAGGCCCCGGACAAGCGACGGTCCTGGGCGATCAGGTAGTAGGTATCAGTCCTGTTGTGGATCACGAGGGAAGGCGCGCGGTCGGTGGTGCGGGTGGTAGATGTGGTACGACGACTGGTCGGATGCACGTGCAGTAGGCATGATGCTGGTGTGAAACCCCTGTATGGGCAGCAGTCCGGTGTGGTGTTTCCCCGTGGTCGGCGGGTGGAACGGATCACCGGTGGACAGCTCGGCACGGTGGCCACTCACGGGGTGTCACCGGCGACGCCAACGTTCTCGGTGGCGTGGGACGGTGGCGTGTGGGAAGTCGTGGACGCCACCGACGTTCGGCTAACCCCCAAGTAGGGTGACTGTGCTGACGGTTGACGTGCGGGCTGGGTAGCAGGCCGGGTGACGCTCCCGGCGGGGGAACTGGCGCGAAGAATTGGGCACGAGCCACCCGGGGTGGCCGCGAGACGTAAGTCGAGCCCGACGGGCGATGCCGTAGCCCACCCAGCACGTAGCGTGAACCGCTAGCGAGGTCTGAATACACTAAGCGCCCCCGCACGGACGGACCGTGATCGAGGGCGCTAGTGTGGAGTTTGTCTAGAACAACCAAGCGTAAGTGTAGCGGCACACTTCCCCGCCACGCCATAGGGGTTACATGGCCGGAGTAGACCACACTCCGTTATCAAGGCCCCGGCCGCGAGTCCGGTCCCTCAGAAGGTAGCCACTCGATCATCTCGAAGGTTCCGGCAGGCCGGTCAAGGCAGACCCGGACGGCTGACGTCGCAGAGACGTTCAGTGGGAGCGCGCTAGACAGTGCCCCACCAGCTCGGAACCTACATCCTGGTACTGACACCCCGAGTAATACCCGTGGGTGTGGATGGCGACGACCGACGCTGACGGCGACGGCAGACCGAGCTATTCCCTTTGATCGAAAGCGAGTTTTCACGCTCGCTGGTTGATCAAAGGGATAACTCTGCCCTCAGCCTCAGCTCCGGCAGGGGGTTACAACCACCAGGGCCGGATCCTCGTGGCGTTGCGTACCCGGGCCCGAACGGTCCTCGGTGCGGTCCACAGGACCGATACACCCAGCGTGCCGACCGCGAGGGCCTTGCGGGTGGTGCGCCTCCGCGCCCTTCGGAGGATCCGCTTCGGGCGCAACGCGCGGAACATCAGGTGTGCCGTCCTCTCGTGACCGTCCGGTGTGCTGTACATGAGGTGTATCGCTGCCCGCCGGCCGAGTGTTACACCACGTGCTTGTAGGTCTCTCCGCGTTTGATCCGGGAGACCACGTTCGCGCTCACCCCGAACTGCTCACTGATCGCACCCTGTGTGGCGCCCGTAGCGAGGACCGCCCGGATCTCCCGCACCTTCTTAGCCGGGAGTCCACCCGCGACGCCACTGCGCGGCGGAACGTCATGTTCTGGTGACCATACGACCCGCTGCGGGGCATGCGTCGGCAGCGGCCGGGAAATGCCACTCCGGACCGCGGTCCGGTACGTAGCATTTGGTCGGAACCGAGCCGGGTCCTTACGTCGACAAACCCGGCATGACCACGAGTTGTTAGCCGGGTTAAATCTGATGTTGAGTTCATTCCACTCATGACCCTTACCGCAATCAGTACGCGGAACCCGAGGGGGATGAGTCGCGTGGAACGTTTTCAGCGCGGCGACTGCCTGTTCCTTCTTAGTCTCGGACAACCACGGCCAGCACATCGCCAGCAACGCTTGGACCGGCTCGAACCCGGACACGCGGGCTTGATGCTGCGGGCTCCAGTTTTCGTTATGCGACTGGTATGGACCGTCTACCGCCCCCTCGATGCTGCAGGAGTCCCACACCCGCTGACAGAGGGCCCTCCCTTCGGCTCCTGCCTGGGATATGTGGAAGATGGGGTGGCCTTTGGCGGTGTTGGTGTTAGCGGTGCGGACGCATCCCTCGCCGTCCCAGAACCCCGCTAGCCAGGCCAGCGATTCACGCGAACGAGCAGTACGATCAGACATGTTTGACCTGCCTTACCAGGTTGGACATGCCCCGGTGATCGCTCTAACGGTCCCGGGGCCCTTATCTGTTGATCATACTCCGTCGTTATTCGCTGCCTCAGCCCTCGTGCCCTGGTACGCCGAAAAGTGACCAACAGCGTTGGCATAGCAAGACACCAGCCCTACAAAAAGGACGGAATCGTGCCACCACCGCACGGTGGGGTACATCAGCACCAGCCACGCGATGGTCCCGACAGCGTGGAGTCGGCGGTAGAACGCCGGCGGGACCTTCGGGAGAGCGACGGTCAAACCTCGTCGTCGGTCCCGGGTTGCCCACCGGGCAGGGTCGGGATCTGCACCATCACCGCGACCAGGCCAGCGACCACCGCGAGAACGGACACGAGGACCGTGGTCCGGATCAGTTTCCGGCGACGCTGGCGGGACGGGATCTGGTCGAGGACCTCCGCGAGCGCGTCAGGGAGATCCGACGGGATCCATTTCCTGAGGTCATCGGTGGTGACGTGACTCATCGCGGTCTCCCTTGTCATTTCAGGACGTCCAGCGCGCGGGTCAGGAAGTAGCTTCCCGTGGTGCCGGGATGGTTCACTTTCCGTGCGAACCGGACCTGCCCGTTCTGGATGAACCGGAGGTACTTCCGTCGCGATGGGTAGATCATGTGGGGTTCGGTCCCGTCGTGTTCGTACCCGAGGTAGGTGGTGAGACCGGGAACACCAGCGACGACGTCCCGGTAGGGGCCTAACTCGTTGACCCCGGATTCTGGGCGGATCGACGCGATCAGCGTCCCCGTCCGGACTCGGACTAGGTGCCGGGATTGGTTGAGGACGAGTTGCTGCATCCGGTCCAGTTCGCGACCGACGGGGCCGTCTTGGGCACGGAACTCGTCCCGGATCGCGGTCTGATCGACCTTGTCGCCCTCGTACTCCGCGCGAACAGTCATTCGCAGGCCGGCGCGGGTGTCTTGTGGGGGCAGTCCGGGCGGGGACAGGCCACGTCAGCGTAGGCGTTGAGGAGGACCTGACCGTCGTCTTCCACCACATGTGAACCCTGCCAGATCACGACCGCGCACGTTTGGCAGGTCACCGCGAAGTTGATGGGGAGCTCCGCGTGTGGGGTGGCCATACGGGTCATCCTGCCTTGATCGCTGCGGCGGTGACCGACAGGTGCCCTTCCGACGCGGCGAACATCCCCGACGGCCCGAGGAACACCACATCCCCAGCGGTGGCCATCCCCGCGCGGGACAGTGGGCCACCTTTCCCGCACAACTCGACGAGGGCTTGGGACAGCATCCCCGCGTCGATCATCAGCGCGAGCCCAGCCTTGGTGAGGTCACCTGCGGGGGGTGGGTCGATCCCGTCGTGTTCCACCTCTGCGGTGGACCTCACGATCTGGACGCTGAACACGGCGTACCGGGCCCCCACACTCACGGGGTTGCCGGTTCCGCGGCCGACGCTGGCGGACACACCGGGGCCTTGCCCCCACACGATGCCCCCGCAAGTGACTGTGACACCTTCGCAGTCCCACGCGACCGCCCTGGTGTCACCGGGTGCGATGAGCCGCCGGCCGGGGAGTTGTATCGAGCTGGCCGCGAAGTGGGCGACGACACCGTCGAGGACGGTCCGGGCGATGCCGGGGACGTCGATGTACTGACCGGCGGTCACTTCGGGGAGTTGGCCCGGTCGTCGCGGATCCGGTCGATGAGGTCCGGTTTGTTACCTGTGGTCGGTAGACCCATCTGCCGAGCTAGTTCCACGAGGTCCGGTTTCAGTAGGTCCTCGAGACCGTCCACCGGCCCGACCGGGCTGGGATCGGGGGTGGGGTCCTCGACGGGGGGTTGGGTCACCGGTGGTGCGGGGTGCCGGCCGGGGATCACCGGTTGCTTCGGCGCGAACGGATCCGGATCAGCGTCGCCCACCAGGTGCGGGGAGTAGGGGTCGTGGGTCCGGACGTTGACCATCAGGTTCTCCTCGCTTCGATCAGGTCCGGGGACCACACCTGCGCACCCCGGGTGACTTGCCCGGGGTTCACCTTCCGCAGCCACAGATCAACGGAGTGGACCCCAACGAGGTCCTCTTTCAGGATCTCCAACGACTCCAGCGCGGTGAACGTGACACCCTGCCTCGTCACGCTGGTCACGCGGGTGGGGAGCGCGCACGCTTTTCCCGCGAACGCTTTCCCCAGCTCCGTCGCGAGGACGATCGCGGCGAGCCGCCCACCGGCCGGGACTGGTTTCCCGTAGGTGTAGGTGACCAGGGTGGTGTTGCACATCGGCCACCCACGGTGGTCGGTGCGGATCAGCCAGTTCCCGGACACCCGCCACGCCGTGAACGGGACCCCGTCGAGGACGACGCTGGTGACTTCGGTGACGTCGGGGCGGGGTAGGCGAACACGGTGGGGTTGGCCGGGTCTCGTGAAGATGGGCCACCCGTACCCGAACCGGTACCCCGACGCTGGCCACAGCACCGGCGCGCACTCCGGCGCGGCCGGGTCCAACGTCACCGTCTCCGTCGTCGACGTGTTCCGCCACCGCCGGCCGGACGCGGCCCACAGGATGTCGCTGGTGAACCCCAGGATCGAGCACCACGTGCCCTCGGTGTGGAGTTCTTGGACCTCGACGGGGAGTTCCTTCACCTGCGCCCACGCCAGGCACACCCCGTCCACCTGGGGTGGGTCCGTGGGTTGCGGTGCGGTCACGCCGGGGCCTCGTCCGCGACGCGTTGCGCGGCGGCGTTGAGGTCACCGCGGATCCGGTCCCATTCCCGGGTCCAGAGCGCGACCTTCGCTGCGTCGGTGGTCGCGGCGGTGAGGTCGATCTGCCACGCACGCCCAGTCCCGGTGGCGGCTTGCATCTCCTCGACCACCGCGACCGGGATAGGGACCTCGCCGACGTCAGTGACGGCCCACCAGCACCCGTAATCGACCCCGTCTTTCGGGTTGTAGAACCCCACCGCGGGATCCCACACCACCGGCGGGACGAACGGCCCGTGGATGCCCTGGATCGGGACCTCCAGGGGGAACGCGGCGAGGTAGGGCTCGTCACGCTCCCGGAGGTCCGCCCTGGCCATGAGGAGCACTCTAGGTGACTGTGACGAACCCGGGTGCCGCGGTCACGTCAACCGCTTCTCGCACGAACTGCCAGCAGCGGTCGGTGGGGATGGTGATGTCCCCGACGGGGCCGGTCCCGAAGTTCCCGTTCTGCTCAGCGGTCCCATCGAACTCCGGTAGTGACACGGTCGCCGCGTCCAACGTGAACGCCTTCGACAAGGTCAACCGGACACGGGGCCAGATGAAGTGCCAGTACGGCAGGACCGACGCGACAGCGTTGTCGACGATCGCGTTGGACCACGCCTCGATCGCGACCCCGTTCGGGACGGGAACCACGTTGACTACCGGGGCGCGCCACCCGATCGCGTTGCCGGTCCCACCGGGGGTGGTGGTCGTGACCGTGACCGCGGGGGTGGTTCCACCGGTCAGCGACCCACCCGCGCTCGTCATTTGGGTGACGTCGGTCCCCGCGAGGTCCCCCGTGAATGTCACCACGTACGGGGTAGCGGGACCAGGGCCACCGGTTACGGTGACTTCACCGGGGACGAGGTTCGACAACGCCTCCAACGCGGCCTGTACCGCGCTCGCGGTGGCGTTGTAGGCGATCGCGGACGTGGTTTGCCCGGAGTAAGTGAGGGTGAACGTTCCCCCGGTCGGGCCACCGGTGATGGTGACGGTCTGCACCTCAGACGGGGTCAGGATTACGTCGCCACCGATGAGGAACCCGAGGATGTTGGGGTCGGGGACGCACACCTGCAGCGGGCTGATAGACGCGGATTGCAGGGTGTCGGGGGCTTGGTAGGACACGCAGGTTTGACCGCGGCCGTTGACCTGCTCCACGACCTTGTTGCTGGTGAAGTTCAGGCCGGCGCCCATCGACACGAGGGAGTCGGTGACGTAGCAGTTCTGGGCGCCGGCTAGTGGTGACCCGTCGGTGTCCAATTTGGTGAGCCGCAACCCGAGCGCGAACAGTGTCCCCGCGTCATCGAAAGTGCCTGACATCGTCGGCCCTGCTCCCTAGATCGTGATTTCGATAGCGAAGTGGACGCACGGGTCGTAGCTCGCCGCGAAGACGCGTTCGGCCCACGCGGTGACGGTGTTAGTGGCCCGGTCCACCGTTTGACCCGGCGCGGTGATGATCTCCAAATCCGACTGGCGGACCTGGACCATGCTCGTGGCGTAGGCCCACGCGGTAGCACCGACGTCTTCCCCGTTGGGGCCTGTCCCGGGGTAGCCGGCGTCGACGACGACGAGGTTGTCTTGGCGGGTGACGAGGTCCTGCCCGACGCGGCGGACGTACTCCGTGAGCGACCCGGTGACCATGGTGGGCAGGTGCAGCATGATCCGTTGGCCTTGCGCTGCTTCGACCGCGGCCTGCTCCAACGCCGCGAGCGAATCCCGCAGGACCGTCGCGGAACTGGTGACCGTCGTCGCGGCCGGGGACGCGAGGTAAGCGTTGGTGTGGGTTTGACCTTGGATGGTCCACGAGTCGGTTTGGGACAGGACCCCGTCCCACAACTCCCGCGCGATGACGAACGGGGTCGTGGCCTCCGCGATCCGACGGAGCCGTTCATCATCGAGGGCGCCACCGAGGGTGGTGCACTGGGCAGCGAACCTCACCCCGGGTGGCCGGTAAAACGCGCCACCGTAGCGGGGTGGGGTGTAGGAGTCGGGGTTGCTGGTGGTGCACCACGGGACGAGTTGGTACACCTCCCCGCACCGCTCGGGGACCCACGAGAACCCTTGTTCCCAGCGGGCCCCGTCGTCGGGTGCGGGCCCAGCCGACACCACCAACCCGGTCGTTGGTGGTGCGGCCAGGACCCCCTGTACAGGCTCGAACACAGTCGCCTATCCGGAATTAGGAAGTGACGCTGGACGGGCTGACCGTGCCGACGGTGGAACCGTTGGGCACGACGGACATGACGAGTCGCAGGTTCTCGATACCGCGGTCAGCGACGCCCTCGAACGTCTCGGAGAACTGCCTGTAACGGTTCCGGGAGTTCAGTGAGGAGTCCCGGACGAGCCCGAGGTCGAGGTTGCCGCCGTCGAGGAACAGCTTGGTGCCGGTCACGAACAGCAGCGAGTCGATCTGCGCTGGGTAGTTCGGGATCGCGGCCCCGGCGGCGGCGTTGGCGTACACCTGCGAGGCGATGGATACCCCGTTGACGACGCTGGTCAGAGACGATGTGGTCGTGGTGGTCACCGCGATCGCCGGTGAGGAGCCACCGGTGAACGAACCGGTGGCCGTCATCTGCGGGACGTCGGTCTCGGCGTAGTCACCACCGAACGCGACGGTGATCGCGGTCCCCGGGTGCGGGCCACCAGCAACGGACACGGACCCGAAGTTGATGTTCGACAGGGCCTCCAACGCGGCCCGCACGTCCGCGACTGCAGCGTTGTACGGGATCGCGCCGGTGGTTTGCCCATTGAACGTCAACGTGTAGCTACCGCCGGTGGGGGTACCGGTCACAGTCAGGGTCTGGACCTCGTTGGTCCCACCGATGCCACCGTCCAAATGGAAGACGGGGTTGACACCCCGCTCCCCGAACCACTGCATGATCATCGCGTCGGACACTGCCAGGGCTGAGGCCCAGTCACCGGCCGCCATTTGACGGGCCAGGTCCGACCGCATCATGTACAGCACCCACGCCGGAAGCAGGAACGTCAGGGTGACGGTGGTGTCGATGCGGTGCCGGTTGCGGTAGTAGGCGACGGCCTTGTCCAAGTAGACGAGGATGTCGCGGGACGCACCGACGACCTGCGCACCGGACAGGACCTTTGACCCGAGCTGCAGTTGCCGGAGGAGCTCGTTCTCCGCGCGCCGAGCGTGGGCGATCATGCCCTGCTGAATGTTGGCTGCGGTGGTCTCCGGGTCGAACCGGGCGGTGACGTTGCTGAACTCCAAGCACAGGTAAATGGCCTGGATCTCAGCCTCTTGCAGCGCCGGGCAGTCCACCACGTAACAACCCTTGGTGTCCCCCGAGCTTGAGGCGTCCTGCTCCACGGTCCACGTGTCGACACCAGTACCGGTGCCGGTGGTCAACGCGGTCGCGGCCGAGCTGTTGGGCCGGAACTGGATCGCACCACGGTCAACCTGGAACCGGGCGAGCGCGTCCCGGATCGGCCGGCGAACCGACCCGATGACCTGCACGTCGTACAGAGTCTGAGGTGGCGCGCACAACCCACCAGCAGCCACCAGGGCCTGCTCACCGGTGACCGCTTCGATCTTGCTGAAGTTCCCAACCCAGTCCTTCGACCGGAGCTGCCGCTCCTCCGGGTAGGTGATCGCGGTGTTCGCGACGTACACCTTTTCGCCGGTGCCACCGCGACCGGAGGACATCGCGCGGAGCTGCGCGGTGACCGCGAGCGCGAGCTCAGCGGTGCTGCTGATCTTCTGGCCCTGCACGAACCCGGGGGCGCCACCAGCAGCGGTCGTCGCGGTTTGGATCATCGCCGCTGGCCGTTGGGTCGGGGCGTTGCCGCCACCGGTGCGGAACGTACCGATCGGGGCCCGGCGGGCCGGGACGTTGCCGCCACCAGCAGCGACCGCGAGGGGCGCATCAGCCTGGGTACCAGTGTCTGCGGTGGGGGCCGGAGCGTCGGCAGGGGCGCCCTGCGCGGGGATCTCCGGGGCGGTCTGGCCGGTGTCGTCACCAGTCGGCTCCACCGGTGGGGTGTCCGCCGGCGCGTCACCGGTAGGCGCGTCACCCTCAGCACCAGCAGCAGCGGGGGGCTCGTCGTCGTCGAGGTCCGCGAGTAGACCCCTGCGGGTCTCCTCCAACTTCGCGGCGTCAGCAGAACGGGTCTCCTGCACACCCTTGACCGTCTTGAAAGACGTACCGAGCTCCTCCAACCCGGTGATCACGTCATCCGACGCGGGTTGCTCCGCGAGGTGCTTACGCTGGTCCCGGATGAAAGACCGGGCCTGGGCGAGTTCGTCGCTGGTTACCTGCGTGGCGTCCGCCTGCAGGCGCTCGATCAGCTCTCTGAGCTGCTCAATTGTCATCTGAGTGGGGGCCTTTCCGGGCGCACACGAAAACACGAGAGTGTGATTAAGGGGGTGTCGGCTAGGCCAAGAACCACCAGCGGCCCGGGGATCGGTGCGCTAAGCGCGGTGACCCTGGGGGGCGGTGCCCCTACGATTCGATCAACCTAGGCTCACGGTCAGTGACGGTGGTAACGGAAACGCGATTGCCGGTTACGCTCGTCCCGCTGGCCGGGTGTGCCGGAGCGGCCAAACGGGAGCGGGGGCCTTCACAGGCTCAAGTTCGTTGATGGGGGCAACTCATCAGACGCAGAGGTTCAAATCCCCTCACCCAGCCAGCTCCACTGGACCGGTCCGCGCCGATGGGACACTAGCTAGGTGCCTGAACTTCCCCTGTCCCCTGCTGTGATCGAGGCCCTCGTCAACCGAATGACCGAGCCCTACCGCTATATGGAGCTCCGCAGCAACGACATCGGGTGGGCGGCGCGAGCCGTCAACCGGGACGGAGTGACCGTGAACCTACCTATCCCCATCACCTGGGGTGGCCATGGATGACGACTGCGTGTTCTGCGGGATCGCGGCCGGGACCCAACCAGCCAGGAAAGTGCGGGAGTGGCCCGACGCGGTCGCGTTCCTCCCCCTGAACCCCGTCACGGATGGACACACCCTCGTGATCCCTCGGGTGCACGTCACCGACGCAGCGGTGGACCCTCTGATCACTGCGGTGGTGATGGCTCGGGCTGCGGAGCAGGCGGCGTTGTGTCAAGCAGCGAACATCCTCACCAGCATCGGGACCGCGGCAACCCAGAGCGTTATGCACCTCCACGCTCACGTTGTGCCCCGGTCGGTGGGGGATGAGTTGATGCTGCCGTGGGGGACCACGGGTGACCCCCACGAGCCGCACCGCTGTAAGGGGATGGATGCTCTGGCCGATGAAGTTCGGCGCCTCACTGCTCCAGTGATGACCGGGGGAGCACCGGTCTACGTCGGTCAACTCGTCTGGGCGACGCCGGCCCCGGGGCTGCGGTACATCCCAGTCGCGGTCGAAGGACCGATCACCGCGATGTGGCCACTCGCGTGACCGCGCTACTGGCAGTGATCGAGCCGAACAACTGGGTCGGGGCCTTGGTCGTGTTGGGCACGTGCCTGGGGGCTGTAGGGATGATCGGGTTGCTTTTCGGGTGGGACGGTCAAGGCACGACCCAAGCCGACTGGGACCGCGACATCCTGAAAGGACCCCTCATATGACCGACGTGACCCCTGAGTACCAGATAACCGGGGACGTCACCGGGGGGACGTGGCAACTCACCCGCGACGGTGTTCCGATCACCGGCGCGATCCCGTACAACGCTGCAGTCGGGCCCTGGTTCGGCTTCGGGTGCGGATGCGTCGACCACGGCCGGAACTGTGAACCACCCGCAGACCTGTGCTGCTACTCCTGCCCCGAAGCGGTCCACCAGCTCGGCGACGCTGCCCTCGGTTTCCACCTACAGGACGGCAGCCGCTGCGACAACCCAGACCTCAGCCGCCCCGTCGTTTAGACTGCGCCCGGCCGGTCCGGATCCTCCTCTACCAGGGAAAAGAGCGGACCGGTGGCGGGCCGAGCTCGGCGTAGACCTCCTAGCAGCCGTAGTCGAGCGAACCGGACTACGCGGGCACTGTGCTAGGTCGCCTGATAGTCCGGTGGCCCGTCCAGACTGCGAAGCGCCTCGGTGTAGTGCTCGACCTGCGCACCGTGGCTGACGAGCACTACACGAAGATCATGAGTCCTCTCAGTGCTTGCCTGGTGAATGCCCCGTAGCTTCACGATGCAACGTTGAGCACATACCCGGTCTCATCCGACTAGGGATGCCGTGTTTGATCGCTTCCGCTTCGCACCGGGCGAAATCCCCGTCGGTTCCCCACCCGATGTGGGCTGCGGCTTTGCCGTGGAGGTACGACTCCCGTAGCTGGGGGGGCATCATCCCCGTGACGAAACCCGAGACGTCTGACGGTGTCAGCGTGAAATCGGCGTCCTCGTCGGGGATCTGCGTGAGGAGCTCAGCCATCCGGTCGTCGGTGTCATCGGTAGCCGCTAGTGCCGCGGTTCGGCGCGCGGCCAGCTCGGCGGTGTGCTGCTGCCGGGTCAGGATCCGGTCCGCGACCCGATCAGCGAGCTGGTCGTAATCCACCATCTGACCCGTACGGGTCAGCTCGGGGACCATCGCGCCAGCGGCGACCATCGCCATCGGAACACCGGAAGCGACGCGGGCACGGGGGACGGGGAACCCAGGAGTCGGGACGGAGATCGCGGCGACAAGTTCCAACCCGGCGCCGATCCGGCGCCAGTCCCCCGACAACCCACATGACCGCAGTTTGTGGAGCTGCAGGTCATTCACCCCGGGAACGACAGCACCAGCGATCCATATGCCGTGTGCGTCTTCACCCGCGCAAACGTCCGCGACGAGGCTGCCGGTGTTGTCATAGTGCGCGGTCGCCGCGAGGTAGTCATCGGTCATGCCGGCGTGGCCGGTGTCGAGCGCGATGTGCCCAGCGGGAATGGTCACGGTCTGCCCGTCGTCGGCGACGACCCGGGCCGCGCCGGGGTGGAAATACGCGTAATCAGCGTTGGAACGGGGGGGGTTGACCCGACGGTTCGCGAACCCGATATGCGACGAGGACCACGCGGCGACGTGCCCGTAGATCCTGCCGTCGTCGGTGACCACGGGGGGAATGGTGACCTCGTTGAGTTCGGGGTCCCGGAACCACGCGATGTCTGGGACACCCGCTGCGGCGGACGCGGCCATGGACTTCCCACCGCTGGTGGTGCCGTCAGCGTTCCACGTGTCGGGGATCTTGTCGGTGAGGTTCAGGCGCTTCGCTGCGGCCATGATGAACTTTCTGGCCTTGATGGGGTCCTTCGCGCGGCCGGCGAGGGGGATCGCGTTGTCGAGGTCCGCGCCGGTTTCGATGGGGAATGACCCGTCGGGCATGGCGTGGCCGGTGTCAGCGGCCTTCTGCCTAGCGGAGGCTTTGACACTGCCGCCGGGGGTGCGGGCCACCATCACGTCGAGTTCACTGGACCGCCACATGGGGACGGGTTCCCTCCATAGATCAGCCGGGAGCGCGGACGCGGCTAGCGCCTCGGGGAGGGAGTCGACGACGTCGCAGTAGGCGTCAGCGAACGCGGGGACCGGGACCATCGTCGCGGCGGCGATCTCATACCGGGTGAGGACCGCGCGGCGGCGTGGGTTCTCGCTCATCGCGGCGGTGTCGTCGTCGATCAGTTCCGCGTCGAGGTCGGACAGGTCCACCGACCCGCCCCGCAGGTACCCCTTGCGGACCATGTCCGCGAACTTGTGGGTCCCGTCGATGGTCGCGTCAGCGCCCCACACGAACGTCCCCTCCGGGAACGGTTCCCCGGTGCGCTTGCTGGTGACCTCCGGGCCGGGGCGGCGGGTGAACTGGGTGATCTCCCCGAACACTTCCGCGGCGGGGGCATCGGCCCCACCGTGGTTCGCGTACGGCAACGCGAGCAGCGACAGTGGTGGGGTCCGAGTCGACCCACCACCCGGGGTGAGGTACCGGCCGTCGCCGGTGTCGAGACCTTCCACCGCGAGCGCGTCCCAGTGGACCCGGATCTCCGTCCCGGTGTCGGACACAATCGTCGGTGCGGTGTCGGTGGTGGGGGCTGCAGCGGTCACGGTGGTGTCACCTCGTAGTGGGATGTCGGTGGAGTCGTCGCCGAGCGCGACCCGGATCCGGTCGAACGCGACCGGGCCGGTGTAGTCCATCGAGCTCGGGTCGAGCCCGTAACCCGCGGTGATATGCGGGATGTACGGGGAGTGCTGCTGCGCGGTGGCGTGTTCGCTGAACCGGTCCTGCAGCAGCGGGATCTGGTCGGAGTCCCCGACGAGGTACACCGCGCACGGGTCCATGTCCCCGGTCGGGCCCCCGTCGGGATTGAACTGGGCGTGGCCCATGACCCGGGCGTGCATGAGCCCGTTCTCGTCGCCGGCGTCGATCGCGGCGTGTTGCGCGGTGGCCATGACCGCGGCCTGTTGTTCCGGGGTCCAGTCGGTGACGTCGTCGCCGAGGTAGACGAGGGTGAGGTGCAACTCGGAGGGGTCCTCACCTCCGTCGACGGCGAGCTGTTGGATGAACCCGTCGGTGGGGATGAGCGCGACCATCCCCCCGGTGTGTCCGTCGGTGTTTTCCGTCGCGGTGTCGTCGACGGTGGGCGCGTCAACCGCTGGTGCTGTCACTGGGTACCTCCGGGCCTTTACCAATGAAGAACGGGAGCACATAAAAGTGACCCGGATAGCCGATGTTCAATCGCCCCGCTTGGAATAGGTCGAAGAACTCGCGGGATAGCGCGCCGCTGAAATGCTGGAAATAGAACTTATCCCACGGATCAGCTAAATACACTTTGTACGATTTATCGGTAGGGCCGAGCCGGTCACCGTTCCGGACACGTTCCATGAACTTGGTCTCGGTCAGCGACCCACAGAACGGGCACCGGCCATTGGCGGGGACGTCGAGCCCCTCGGTGCGTTCCCATGGGCCGAAGTCCTCCATCCGCCGCGGGCACGTGTCCGGTGCTAGCTCCGTCATCAGGAACCCGTCCGGGCCGGCCAGTGCCACGTCCCACCGTCGTGGCGCAACCCGTCGCACATCGCTGGCTCGTCGGTTTCGGGGTAACCCGGGTCGTGGATCACTTCGGGGTTGAAAAACTGGCCGGTGGGGTTGTCCACCCGCAGTCCGACCGCGGTGGGGTTCCATTCCTGCAGCAGGGTCCGGTGTCGTAGGAGGGTGTCGGGTTCGACGCTGGTGGTGATCCACGCGCCGACGGTGGTGATGGTCGCGGCGCGGCACTGCTGGGTGTAGGCCTGCGTCCCGTCCGCGCGGATCGGGGTCCCGTGGGACACGTAGTGCACCACCCGCCCCACGCTGGGTGTCGGCATCACAGCACCTGCCCTTCGACCGGGAACGGGACACCGTGGTCCACACCCCACGGGAACTGCGCGCACCGGCACCCATCGACCGGACCCCACGACGAGCACACGTTCCGGTAGTCGCTCTGGTGCTCACACGGCACCAGCGGGCTAAGTCCGTGCCCTTCCGGGATAACGAGGTACCCGGTGACCCACCCCGAGCATCGGAGGCACTGCTTGTACGGGTCCGAGAACGTGACCGCGTTGTAGACCCGGGTGTGGGTGTGGGTGTGGGTCAGCATCAGCGATCGCTCCCCACCGTCGCCGGCGGACGGGCCCCGTCGATGACCGTCCGGAGAATCTTCTTAGCGTGGTCCCGACCCAACCCCTCCCAGTCCATCGGCCCCCCCGGTTCGGCGGGAACCGCGCTGTCAACGAGCGTGAGCAGCCACGCCGCTTCCTCCGCTGACAGACCAGCGGGGACATCCAGGTACCGGATCAGGTCGTCGGCGATGTCCGCGGCAGCTTCGGAGTCGAAAACTCCTGTGCAGTCCATCGGGGTCCAGCACACCGACGCGGCACCCATAGCCACCATCACCGCCGCGCGCTTATCCCCGACCCGGGCGAACTCCTCATCCGTGATTCTGATCATCAGACTGAAAACTCCTCGTATTCGCTCGGATAACGACATGCCGGGATCGACTCCTCAACGTCATCACCCGGGGTGAAGCTGAGCACCCCACACCGACGGCATTCCGCGTACACGGCGAAGTGTCCAGCGATCGTCACCCACCGCCAGTCGTGCCCATCGGTCGTGATCATCAGACTGACGCTCCCTCGATGTAGTGGGCGCGGAGAGCTTCCACGCCGGCCAGGATCCGATCACGGGTCTCGACCTCGTTCTGTATCGACGTCCCGACACGCCCAGCGGCGGTGTCCTCCGCAGCGACCCGGGCAGCGACCCGACCCCGCTGGGAGTCCCGCGCTTCCCGGATCCGGCGGCCGACGATGTCCTCGGGGTCGCGGGTTGGGAACGCGAGGACCGGGGTGCTGCCGCACCTGCACCCGTCGTGGTCCTGCGGGTGGAAGTACGACCCGATCCACTGCGCACCGGGAGTGGTGTCGAGTTTCGGGTCGGTCCACGTCCCGAACCGGGCACCATCCAACACTTGGTGCGGCAGGAAATGGGACCGGCGTGGTTGCGCGGGGTTGTACTGCCATTCCCACCCCAACACCACCCCACCCTGCTGCGTCATGGCCTGCCTAGTGACCGGACCGGTCCCGAACCCGAAGTCCCCCGGCTGCCCAGGTGTCCCACCGCCGGCGATGACGAGCGCGCGGGCGACCGCGGCGGGGGCGAGGAGTGTGTCCGCTGCTTCCCCTGGTGTCGGATCCGGGGTTAAGGGATCCGCGCGGAACAAGGCCTTGTCGGTGGCCGCGTCCAACGCCTCGGACAGTGCCGACCATGCGGCGTCGCGGTGCACCGAGTACCTGGTGATGACCTGGTCCCGGATTTCGCGGCCGGCGGGACTGCTGGTCGACAGGCCCAGGAGTTTCACGACGATGGTCGCGGCGGACCGGGAGGCTTGGTCGAGCCACCCACCGAACTGGTCCCGCAGGCGGGTGTAGGCCCCGGCGAGGAGATCCGACACTGACGCGAACGATCCGACGGTGTCCCGACCTAGAACGGACGCGATGAGGGTGACCTCAACACCCTCGATCGACGCGACTAGGGCCGGGGTTTTCCGGGCGGCGTTACGGACCCGACCTCCGGCGCGTTCCACCGCGCGAACGATCGCGGCGTCAGCGGCGGTGAGGATCCGGTCCATGAGGACCGTGTCGACCTGCGCGAGTTGCCGAGCGGTGTCGATGTCCACCCGCCACCCTTCGACCGGGACACCAGCGGCGGTGACTGCAGGTGGAGCCGCCGGACCGGTCGGGGTGGGAGCGGTCTGCTCGGGCACGACCTGCCCCGGCCCGGCGGGGGTCGCGGTCGACCCTGCAGGTGCTGCAGGGGGTGCAGGTTGACCAGCAGGCAACGCCCGAACCACCTGCCCCTGCACCGTCGGTGGTCCCGCGTGTGGAGCGGGCGCGACCAACCCGACCGCGATCGCGAGCGCGGCCTGCAAATCGGGGTCGTCGAGTTTCACCCCCGACAGGGCAGCGACCAGCGGCACCGCTTGCGGTGTCAACCGGCCACGGGACAGCAGACGGACGAGGTGCTCGTGGGGTTCGGGGACGGTGTCCTCGGGGAACCCCAACGCTTCCCGCAGCGCGGCGTTGGAGATCGCGTCCCGGTCCCATGCGTCCCGGGCGTCTTGGGACCGGTCGGGGGACTCGACCAGCGCGGTCGGGTCGTACCAAACCACGATCCGGCGGACCTTCTCCGGTGGATAACCCAGTGCTTTCAACGCTGGCCGTAGAAACGCTTTCGTGAGCATCCCCGCGACGACACCGCAGGTGGGGAGGACCTGGTGACGGATGTTGCTGGCCTCGATCTGCCACCCACCCCAGTGGTTCGTTGCCCCGATACCCGTGACCTGCTCCGGTTGGATGTCGAGGCCCTGCAACATTCGGAGGACCGCTCCTTGGAGGCGGTCCATCAGCTTCGCGGCGTCGTCCCGGGTCAGGGTGAGGTGCCGGACCTCTTTCAACGCTTCTGCTTCACCCCGGAGGATCAAGGGCGCGACCGCACCGGGGTCACCTTCATTGCGGATGGGGGCGGTTAACGCTTCGGTGAAGTCCCGCATGAAATCGGTGTCCGCGAGCCCTTCCGGGGCGTCGGAGTCCTCAGCGGTGTCCCGGGACTGGAGCAGCTCCAACGAGTTCGGGACCAGCATGACCCCGTTCGCCGCGATCCGGGACCTAGCGGCGGCCCGCTGCTCCCGGCCCGTCAACACCACTTCCTCGAGGACGTCGAGCATCGCGCGCAGCGGGGAGTCCGCGAGCTTCCCCCACCTCGGGTGCCGCGTCCAGCAGCGGAGCAGCTCCTCCGTTTTCGGGTTGATCGCGCGTTGCCCCAAGCTGGAAATCGTGGGCAACTCCAGCAGCATCACCTGGTCGCCGGCGCCCATGATTTCCGACACCGACCGGATCGACCACGTCTCCCCGTCCTCGTCGTCTTGCTGCCCGTGGATCCAGCATTCCCCCGCGGTTTCGATGTTCTCCGTCATCGTCGCGAGGAACCCGTCGGGGCCGTCGTCGAGGGGGAGCCGCGCGAGGTTCTCGACCGCGTCCTTCGCGAGGGCCGGGTCACCTTTGTAGTCCGGGCCGGCCAGCTCGATGGGGTCTTCGGTGGAGTCCTCGGGGAGTTCAGCGGCGAAGAACCGCACGGTGGCCACCGACCGGGCCAATAGTCGTTGCGCGTAACGCAACTCGCCGATCATGTCGCGGTAGGTCCACGCGTCGGTTTGCCATTCCTGCCGGACCAGCGCGAGGCGGGTCCCAGCGTCTTGGGCGGTGAGGTCGACGCGTTGCCCATCAGCGCGGAGCACCCGCAGCGACGCGGTCCGTTCCCGCGCGAGGTAGTCCGTGGCCTGGTCGAGGGTCAGGTCTTCCACGAACTGGCGACGCCACCGGTCAAACAGAGCCACAGGGACCTCCAGAGCGCATGATCAAGGACGGGGGCGCGTGGTGGCCACCGGACAACGCGATGTCAGCGGGCAACGAACGACCCCCGCGGGTGTGGTGCGACGCGGGTGTCGCTGCCGGGGTCGGGGACGGTCCCGGTGTTGTGGGTGCCGTCGACGCCGGCGGTCCCGGTCGCTGCGGGGTCGATCCCGGGGTGGCCGGTGGCCACGGTCAGGACGGTTTCGCCGGCGGCGGTGGGTGGCCACGCGATGGGTTGCCGGTAGGCGACCGCAGTCGCGTGTAGGCCCCCGAGGTCCGCGGATCCGATCCCGAGGACGGTGACTAGCCCGGTCCCGGTCGCGTGGAGATCCCCCAGCGGCGCGGTCCCGCGGCCGGCGACGTTCCCCGCCGCGAACGCGGTCGCGTCCAACTCACCGAGGGGCGCTGTTCCGGTGCCGTGTCTGGTGACGGCCCCGACCGCGGCGGCGGCGAGAGCACCGAGCGCGGCGGTAGCGGACCCGGCGCGGGTGACGACACCGACAGCGACGGCCAGCAGGCCCCCGAGCGGTGCGTCACCGATCCCGGTGTCGTCGGGGACCACCACCGCGGTCGCGTCGAGGGACCCGAGGGGGGCATCACCGGTTCCGGTGACGGTGACGACTCCGACCGCGGTCGCTGACAACCCACCGAGTGGGGCCGTACCGGTGCCGGGTTTGGTGACGGTGCCGACGGCCATCGCGACGAACGTCAGGACCGCGAACCCCGACCCGTGGGTTTCCCGTACCCCGGTGGCCGACGACGACGCGGTCAGTGGCGCGGTACCGGTCCCGAAGGTGTCCCGGACACCCGTCGCGGTCGCGTCGACCCGACCCAGCGGGGCGTTGCCGGTGCCGCTGCCCGCTCCGGTGCCCGTCCCGGTGGCGGTGGCCTCGAACGTGACCGGCGCCGACGCGGTACCCAGGACGGTCGGGATGCCCGTGGCGGTGGAGACATCCGCGCCGAGTGGTGCGGTAGCCGTGCCGAGGACGATCCGGGTGCCGGTCGCGGAGCTGGCCAAAGCCCCGAGGGGTGCGGTACCGGTACCGAAAACGGTTTTTCGTCCGGTCGCGGTCCCGGTGACGGGGCCTAGCGGGGCGGTACCGGTAGCGAACGTTTCCCGTTTCCCGGTCGCGGTCGCGGACAGGCCACCCAGCGGGGCCGTGCCCGTCCCGAGGACGTACTCGTCCCCGTGCGCGGTCGCCGCGAGCGCACCCAACGGCGCCGACCCGGACCCGAACACATCCACGACCCCGGCCGCCGAGCTGGTGGCCACGACGGGCGCCGTCCCGGTCCCGGTGTGCGATACCAGTCCGGTCGCGGTGGCGGTGAACACCACCGGGGCGGACGCGGTCCCGGTGACCGTCGGGACACCTGTGGCCGAAGCGGCGAGAGCACCCAACGGGCCAGTAGCGGTACCGGTGACGCGTGGGGTGCCCGTGGCGGTAGCGGCCAGCGCGCCGAGGGGCGCGGTGGCGATGCCCGTGACGGTGGGGACACCGGTGGCGGACGCGACCCCACCCAGCGGGGCGGAACCCACCCCGAACACCGTTTTCCTGCCGGTCGCTGAGCTGGCCAGGGGCCCGAGCGGGGCGGTCGCGGTTCCGAGGACGTTGTCGGAGCCCGCGGCCGACGCGGCGAGGGCCCCCAGGGGGGCAGTACCAGTACCGGTGGCGCGCCGGACCCCCGTCGCGGTCGACGTCGACACCACCGGCGCCGAACCTGTCCCGAACACCGTCGGCCGGCCGGTCGCTGTCGCGGTGAGGGTGACCGGCGCGGTACCGGTGCCGAGGACCGTTGGGGTGCCTGTTGCCGCGCTGGCCAACGCACCGAGCGGGGCGGACCCGACCCCGAGGACCGTTTTGATCCCCGTCGCGGTCCCGGCCGCGCCGCCGAGGGGTGCGGTACCGGTCCCAGTCGTGCGCCGGACACCGGTGGCCGAAGCGACGCCACCGAGCGGTGCGGTTCCGGTGGCGGTGGTGTGGGAGACCTTCCCCGTTGCCGTCCCGGCTGCGGTCCCGAGCGGCGCGGACCCAGTACCGAGGACCTTCGGTGTCCCCGTCGCCGTCGCGGCCAGCGAGCCGAGTGGCGCCGTCCCCGTGCCGAACACCTTTTTGACGCCGGTTGCTGTCCCGGTCGCGGACCCCAGTGGGGCGGTACCGGTGCCGGTTATCGTCGACTGGTGGGAGGTCGAGACCTCCGACGTCCCGTCCCACGACCAGTTTGTGGTGTCCCCGTCGGCGTAAGCGAGCTGGGCTGCGGACCAGTCGTAGCGCACACACGAGACGGAGATGACGTTCCCGTTGGTGTGGCTGGTGGTGGCCTCGATGTCGATGTCGACGAACGCGGTGTTCGCCGGCGCGGTCGCGTTCCACGCGGTAGCGGTTTGCGCGGTCGTCAACGGGTTAATGACAGTGGAAAGGTTATTGAGGAATGCACCGGCCGCATCATGGAAATTGAAGAAGACGGTAATTGATTCGCTTATCGTCTCCGCTAATTCGACGTAAAAAGACCAGACTTCGCCCACCGCCGCTGGTGCGGGTGGTGTATTTATGTGCGCGGTGGAACCGCCCACGGTCACTGTGTATTTGACACCAGTCGACCGGGACATTCCCACTACCGACCCGGCGGCTTGGGTCATTCCCGTCCCGGAAATCGACCACCCAGTGGTGGAGCTCGACCCGCCTGCTGGGTTATTACAGAAGTTCTTAGGGTTCGGGGACTTCGCCTGCAGGACCTGATTCGGGTCCGAGAACTGGATGTAGCCGTTCAGGGTGGTGACGACCGTGTCACCTTTGAACAGGTCGGTGACGAAAGCACCACCGTAGTTCATGGTCCCGGTGCATGACGTGGTGACGACGTTCTGCGCCTGGTAGCCGACCTCGACGACGACGCGGTCACCGACCTGCACGGCGACTGAGGTGAGCGCCTTGTCGAGTTCACTAACCGCGGTCGCAGCGGTGGGCCACTCAGTGGCGCCGATGCTGTCAGTCAGGACCGTCCCGCGAACGGTGTCGCTGTCCCCGACGGTGACGAAGATGTGGATATGGGTGAAGTCGTTGTTGATCCCGGCGGTGCCGGTGGTGGTTTCCCGGGCGCCGAATACCCAGCTGACGACGCCGGACAGGTTCCCCGCCGCGACAGCAGGGGCCGACACCCACCGGCCGAGCAGCACGTCCCAGTTGTTAGTTGCGACGGTTTCGGCGATCGCGATGGTGGTCGCGGTCCCGGCAGGTGCCGCGCCGAGGAGCTTGGTGACCGACGACGCGGTCGTATCCCATGCGCCCCTGGACGCGGTAGGTGGTGTGTACGGGGCCGCGGAGTTGGTGAAGTACAGCCGAGTGGCCATTCACTCCCCCACTAGGCCGGAATGGACCCCCAGGATTAGGACGCGACGGTGAGCGACGGAGAATCCGCGATCTGCGTCGCCTTAACGTCGTGGGACCCGCACGAGTTACACACCATGACAACTCCCGTTCCGTGCTGCCCATGCCGGAGCTGGAGGTTTTCCAGCCCGTTCTCATCTGTCTTGCCGTTGATGTGGTGGACCGTCTCTTTACGCAGAAGCGGACGGCCGATAGCGCGAGCCATGACTAGCCGGTGCTCGAACACGTAGCCCGTTCGGCCAGCCATGCAGTACATCGGATCGTCCTTCGGAACGAGCACGTAGATATAGCCACCACGCGCCTTGAGGCGATCCTTACCGTCTCGTCGGCGCATCCGTTTCGGGAAGTCCATCTCAGCTAACGCGCGGGTTATCCTAAGTTCGCTGGTGCGAAATTCATCCGCGAGTTCCAGCTTCGACCATTGCGCGCGCCGTAGCTCAGCTATGCGGGCCATCTCAACGATAGTGAAGGGCTTCCTGGCCGGTCCAGGTCGGCGGCGGCGTGGGACGTTGTGTCGTCGCAGCACGTTGTGCACGGTCTCTCGTGTAACCCCGTGTCGTTCGCCGATCGTCTTCACGGTCACCCCCTCTCGGTACGCGTTGATCATCAGTGCCTGGTCATCAGCAGTCGCCCATTTGGTCATGTAAACGATCTTACACTAACCCGTTCGGTCAACTCGCAACTGTTAAAGAGGTCCCGAGGTTCCCGGACAGGATGGTGAAGTTGTCGCCGGCGGTGACAGGGTTCGCGGTCAGCGACCCGGAGAACCCGAACGTCCCCGCGCTGGACGCGGTGAACACGGAGAAGTGGGAGTAGGTCTCCGACGTCGACACTGCGGTCCACGCGAGGTCAACAGCGGTGACCACCGCGCCACCGGACACGCTGCCCCACGACGTGACCTGCTTACGGGTCGTGTTTCCCGCGACGTTCGATGTTCCGGCCGCGCCGGGTGCCCCAGTGTGGAGCTGAACCCACGTGTAAGACCCGATCAGGGACGTGATCAGTGCGTTCGCTGCAGTAGCGGAAAGACCGTCAGGCATGCGCGTTCTCCATCAGAATAGGACTTCGCTGTCTAAAAATTACTAGAAACATAAACAACGGTAGCGGATTGGTCTCCACAATCGTCACGACACGACGACGTGAACTTAGACGCGATGTCACTACCAACATCCCCACTAGTCACGCTGATAGCGCCAGTGAGAACATTTGCTGCTACTCGTCGGTTAGATTCATCGACGAGGACGTACGTACCCACTGGATAGACGAGATCGTCTTCACCTACGTGAAGTCCTGTAACTAATATGTATATCGTATTGATGACATCCTCCTGGGAGTTGATTGTTACGGCAGTATGGCGGCGTAATGGAATGTGCTTGAGTTCGCTAGACTAGAACCAAGAAAAGAGCTGGGTAGACTGCTTTGTCCGGTGATTCGTCCGGTAATGCGAGGGGTCATCCCCCATTCGATGCCGACTACAACAGCGGGGGCGAGCGCGCCGACAAGCGAAGGGGGCGTGAAGGCGGTGACGATAAGCAGTCCGATGGCGTATCGTTGACCAGCAATTTTCTGGTAGGGAGCCACCCATGATCTCGTGTAATACGTACCTACTCCTGCAAATAAGGAGGTATCATTAGCGGTAGACGCAACCAACGTTCCATTGTCTGACGAATCTAAGGTGTATAGACCAACCTGACATAGTGTTGGAGTAGCCCCCGCGGCGGGCGAACCTGAACCTAACCGGACTTGAGTGGTCGTTTCAGTCTTCCGCGCAGTAAAGCATGAAATGCAGAATATTCCGGTTGTCGTTGATGCCGATTGGGAAGTGATTAAGCGTCGTGAACAGTTACCCTCACCGACCGAGAGCTCATCCCCGAACTCAGACGAGCCAACCCAGGGCGTGGAAAGAAAATCAGTGGAGGGAATCTCCCGCTGTGCCCCGGTTACAATGACTAGGGGTGCGCGAGTAGCCATTAGGCGAGGGCAATAGGTTGGACGAACGCGGCGTGGATCGCTGTCGCGGACACAGCCACTCCTAACCTCTGCACGACCTGACCCGATCCCGACGGGGGGGTGCCAGTAGCTTGACCGGGGGTCGTAGATGACAGGTACACCACACCTGGAGTCATTCCCGTTACCTGGTTATTCAGGTCATCGAAGTACACCGTCGCCGTCGCGGAACTGGACACTGCGGCGAGGACGTACCCGTGGGCTTCCTTCCCGGCCACCGATGCATCAGCTTTGCGGACCTTCGCACCGGTTGAGTTCCACACGTTGACGAAGTCACCAGCAGCGAGTGCTTCGGATGCGGTGATGGCCTGGGTGTCCGCACCGATCCCGGACGGCATAAAGGAGCTGTCGAGGCGCCCGGACCCGTCCAGCGCTGGGATCGCGTTGGCGCTACCCGCTCCCGCGGAGGAGGCTAGGGCAGCGACCTCGGTGATCGTCCCTGAATTGTTCGTTAAGTATTTATTGATGGACACGTGATCCTCCTAGGCTAGTGCTATTGACGGGGAGCGGTCCACGAACGCTTCGGTCGGTCCGGTCGCGTACCCGATCTGCGCGAGGAAAACAGATCCCGGTGCGGTCGGTGGGGTTTGAGTGATGAGCCCGTTCGGTCCCAGGTAGAGAGGGCCGGGTGACCAGGACCAGGACGGTTCTTCCACGACGCCTTCCGCGACGATGGTCACCGGGGTTCCTTGCGCAGCGGCGGTGATGGTTACCCATAGCGGGGCGTTGATGTGTGCTGTGTTGGTGTTGTCTGCATAACCGACGGTCCCGTCGGGGAGTCGGGTAACGACCCGATGACCGGACAGGGCAGTAGCTGCGGTTTCCGTGATTACGACGGTGCTGTCGTCGTCGCTCCCAGGTGGACTCGGTGGTGGTCCGGTGCTGTCCCGGACTGTGGTGGGGATGAGGTGTAGATCAGCGTGGAAAGTTTCGGTCCGGTCGGTACCGGATTCGGTGACGGTGACGTCGAGGTCCGCGTCACGCCACGTCACCCACGCCAGGGACACATCGGGAGCAATGTGGAGTTCGATCCACTTCTCCCCGTCCTGCACGGTCGGATCAATGGTCGGGTCAGCGTCGACGACTTCCGCGAGGAGCTCCCCCAGGTCGGTGTCCGGGGTGTCGCGCCACACCGCGACCACATCCGCCCAAATCCCGGGCCGGGCTACCCCGTGGATCGCCCAACCCGACGGGTCGAGCAGCGCACCGTGGGAGTCGCGGAGCCCCGTGACGAGCACAGTCCTCGTGGTGCCCTGCTTGATCCTCAACGGTTCCGGCACTCGGGAGCCCTCCACGCGACCTTGATCGGGTCATCATCACCGCCCGACCGGGGTGACCCCAAGTAGTCACGCGATCACGCGATTCCCCCACGCATAGGAAGAGGGCCGGTGAACCACCTCCGGCGGGAAGGGATCCAACGGCCCTCTTCAACCCCGGGGCCTAGCCCGGGGCAGGTACCCGACTCTACTGGGCTACTGGCGCGCCCAGGCTGATGTTCAGCGACACCGCGTCGCCGGCGGTGACATCGACAGCGACGGTGCCCTGAATGTCACCGGACGGGCTGTCGGGCCAGTCACCGGTGACCACGGTCGAACCGGGGCTGCCGGCCACGACCCAGGTACCAGCATCATCGGTCACGATCGTCGCGATCGTGGTGTCGGCTGAGGTGTAGTTCAGGCTGGTCGGTGCGCTAGTGGGGTTGCCCTTCGCGTCGACCGCGTTAGCGTTCAGTAGCGCCTTCTCGGAGTCCTTCAACGTATCTCCTTCATTTCCGGTGGTTCGGCCCGTTACCTGGTCGACAGCGGGTCCGAGAGTGATGATCAACGCGGCCGGGCCGGTTAACCACCTGTACTGCGCGGTCGCAGTCGCGAGGAACTGCTCGTCGTGCACCGTTCCGCCCGTGAACCGTGTGGCGTACAGGGCGGTGGTTTGGACGAGGGCCAGTGCCCGCTCGCTGCTGGTGTCGTTCATGGTCCGACTTCCCCTAGCCATCGAAGAGGAGCCCCCTGAAACCAGAGGCAGAACGGGAGTGGAACTCCTAAATCAAGTAGGCTAGGCATGTAGGAGCCCCCGCGACGGCTAGGTCCCGGGGGCTCGGTCAACCTGAGAGAGCAGGTCAACATGCGGGATTCTACGGTGACCGTCGAGCGATGGCTCCCGATCCCAGGACATCCGGGATACGAGGCATCCGATCTTGGCCGGATCCGCAGCCTTGACCGGGTCATCATGCGGAGCAACGGGCGACCCCAGAC